ACAATAGGCATAATAAAAAATTGCGTTAGCAGACCGAGAGCACAGATCCACATTATGGCGGGGCGGGCTCCTGCAACAAATATTGAAGGGTGTTTCGCCTGTTCTGCATTTGCAGCTATCTGACCTTTTGCCAGTTCCTGAGCATGACGAGAGGCAAGAGTTGCCAAGTCATGTGCCAGTTTATTTTTCTGGTCTTTATCCTCTATAAATTTTCCAAGCAACTTTGTTGCTGGGCCTATTAAGGCTTGTATCATTTGCCACTCCTATTCATTATCGCAGATGCTCCCATATATGCAGCAACGATGCCACCGCCAGTGATGTAAAACAGATTACTAATATCGGCAAGTGCTTTGACTCTGTCGAGATCGACAAAAAACATCGCAGCAGTAAAAGTAGCCATAGCAACCAAACTAGCAGTAGCCATACGTCTTTGTGCTCTTTGCTTTCGTAAATCATGTTCAAGTCTTTTAATTTCAGCCATATGTTCAAATTCTTCATCGCTAACCACACCGTCCTGATTGATGTCATAAGAAGCATATTTAGATTTATCTTGTAATTTTTTCTGTTTCATCTTCTGTTTTCTTTGTACATCCAAGCTAATAGTATTATAAATCCTACAATAGTGCAAAACAAGAGAAACCAACCTATGTATTCCCAGATTTTTCTGATAAGCTCCTGTCTGGCATAAATCTCTTGTTTTCTTTTTAGCCTAATCTCTTTTTCCATATGTAAAATCTCATTCCAAGAATTGGCCCCGTAGTGAAAATTGATAAATGACTTGAGTTCTTGTCGTTGTGCTTCCATCTTCTTTTTTGCTGTAAAAGCCTCGATAGCAGACGCTTCTATCTCTTTTCCTTTAAATAATTTTCTAAGAGGTGACGCATTTTTCGCTGATTTTTCTGCATTATCCACATCTGAAACCGCGGACATCCAACGGCTCAAATCTTTTCCCATAGATTCTATTTCACGACCTGCGGCAAATCCAGCCTTTATGGCTCCGAAGGCTTTCGAAGCGGCTGTAATGGCTAAACCGATAGTGGCGGGATCCATATTACTTTCCTTTCAGAGAAGCCTGCGTGTTTATTCTGTAAATATTTACATCATTACGGTCTTCTGCTATCTGTTCTTGCGTTTCTTTCCTTTGTTTTGCTAATTCAAACGCTTGTGCCAGTTTTGCTTGATCAATTTGGAAGTTCATCATGTCATTCACGGCTTTTCTTTGTATTTCTACCGTATCGTTCTCTAATTCCTTCTGTCTTATGTCTACAAGTGGATCTGGTTTTTGTGCTGGCTCTATAACTGGCATGACTTCTCTTAATATTTCACCAATTTGTTGTGATATTGCAGCTTCAATAGCCTCTGGTGGAGGCGGAGGCACTTGTTCTCCCTTTGTCATAGCCTCTTGCATCGCTGTTTGGAAGAATTTGGTTACTTGGTCTCTTGCTAATAACCCAACATGCTCTTGAACATGAGATTGAAGCAAGGCATAACCTTGAGGATTGGTTTGTGCCGCTAAATTTGATAAAAATACAGCATGTGCTCTCAAATGTGCCTCGTGATCTTGTTGTGGGAACGCTTGTAAAGGCATCCCTTTGATAGAATTAGCATTTTCTGTTGCTGGATCTACTGGTTGAGGTGGTTGAGGTGGTGGTAAAATGCCATCTATGTTCTTAACATCAAGAGCATCGTACATTCTTCGGTATGCCTCGTATTGATTATGTAAATTTGGTGCAGCTTGTGCTAGTTGTAACTGTGTTTGTGCTAAAGATAGGCGTTGTGCCATAGAAAAAATACTCGGATCACTAACTGGGAGCACATCTATACGACCATCAAAGTCATTTGCCATGATTTGTGGTGCTACATTACCTACAAAATACGGATAAGGCATTGGATTTTCTGCAAAAATCTCTGCTAACATTCTAAATTCTTGTTTTTGTCCATAGTGTAGACGCTTATGTATGCTAGAAATAATCTTTGAACCTTGTTCAATCAACGCAACAGTCGTACCAACGGGTGCTTGTGAGTTTACATCGCTAATTTTTGCGTCTGCTACTTGTGCAAAACGTCTACCAGAGTCAACAATCACACCTAAAAGTTGTGCTAGTGTGGCTGATGGCTCTTTGTATGGCAGTGGTATGATTGAGTTTTTGAGATCTCCGCCTGGGACATCGATATCTCTGAACTCACCAGGATTAAGAGGATCGTCATCGTTACGAATACGAACACCTCTCGCTTTAAAACCAGCTGGAAGATTTGATAAAGTACCTGCATCTATTAATTGCCTCAATATTGATGTAGCTGCACGAGACAAACCACCGATTGTATGTAGTAAACCAAAACCATAAAAACCAAAACCTGGTAAAAATTTAAAATGCACGAAGTATTGTCTTTTACGTTTTAACGGATCTTGTTCTCTAAAGTTTCTAACCACTGATAAAACTTTGCCAGAAGTTTGATCAAGGGTAACAATATAAGGGAGCATAATACCCGAAGGCTGCCCTTGAGAATCCCTATCTTCAAAACCTTCCAAGTCCAAATCCACATGGATTTCAAGTAAGGTGTAACTATCATCTGAGTAATTTGGATATAATCCTTGAAGCTCATTAGTTGTTTCTTGGATAGATCCTTCATCTTCTCCAGAATCTGTAGCAGATAACTCCACATCTTTATATACTCCAGCGACTTGTAGTTTACGAATTTCATTGTAACTCATTCGCACCATGTGTGTCACTCTTTCTGCTGTTCTTATATCAGAAGCAGAATAAGGAACGATCAAATCTTCGGCTGGTACAAACTTTGATACGGCTCTTTGTTTAGTTGGATCAAAGTAAACTTTCTTAAATGTAGAACCAGTAAGTGGTAAGTAAAATAACATTTGATCTGTGTCTTGGTCGTACTCTTCCATAACTTCCATAACTTGAAAGTTCATGTAATCTTTTATTCTCTGTGCTTGATCTTCTGTTTCTTTTGTTGGCACACCAAGTATTTGTGTTTTCACTGGACCGCCAGCTGGTAACATTTCTTTGTAGGCTTGTGCTTGAAACTGTGTTGTGGCTTCTGACAACAACGGATGTGTTACACCACTTGCACCAAGAAACGGATCACTTCTATCTTCATAGTTGATACCAAGTAAGTTTAGTCCTTTGGCTATCGCCTCTTCCCAATCTGACCTTGAATCTAAATCTTCTTTTACCTTGGCTTGTAACTCTGAAGCAAGAGAAGCTAAATCACCTTCATCCATGACCTCTGCAAGATTAGCTCCATGATTGTAAACCTCTGGTTCGATAACTGGTTCTTCACCAGTGTCGAGTTCTACACCCTCTGGTAATTCTTCTACGTCATCTTGTATTTCTAAAGCAAGTTCTTCTTCTATTGTTCTAGGTGCTCCACCTGCTCCTGCAGCTTTTTCTACCATTTGTGGTAAATCTCTAGTTTCCTCTGCCATTAGCCTGCCTTTCTTCTAAGGTCTATATAACCACCTTTTGCTCTAAAAGTAAACTTTCCTTCTGCTAGTCTTCTTCCAGCAGAGCCTGGTGATAAATCAATAACTCCTTGTACTGGTCTTCTCAGAGATAGTCTATTGAAGTTTGGATCGTTAAAATTTTTAAAAGTAAAAACTCTATCTCTATCTACACCCGCACCAGCCCTTTCAAATCTTTCCATTATATCTTGTAGCACTGTGCCATATGTTCCCATACCAAAGGTTCTCTTGGTGGATTCATTACGCAAACTTCCATCTTCTAAAAATCTAGGATGATATAAATCTAGTCTATGAGGGAATATAATACCTGATATTGGTTTGCCATATAACCTCTCAAATCTAGGATCTGTAAGATTATGTATTAGACCGTGCATCATTCCTCTAGCTGCTTGTGTCATTGTACCAGTATGTGGGTATCTCGTGTATACGTTATAACCACCTCGCACTGATGAAATAAGATGTTTAATAAGTCTATTTGCAGCTTCTTTTAATTCTTCTGGAGAATAATTATAATCTTTTGCATGATCTTGTATAAAATCATTGAGCTTTTTAAATCGTCTCTCTATCTCTTTATTGTGATCTTCTCCAACTTCGTTCTCTTCAAATATTTTTTTAGCCTCGCCTCTTTTATAGACAAGTTGATCTGCTTTCTTCTGCAAGCTATCTGCTCTTTCTTTATCTCCTTGCATGTATCCTCGATAGGCTTGAGTTGTAAAAAGTTGATAAAAATTACCTAATGTTGGATCAGTATCTGTTGAAGATCTGTGATCTCCATCTTCAAACGGCATAGGTTTCAATCGTTCTCTTATCTGAAAAAATCGTCTAGCAACCTCATCATTTTTGTATTTAAACTTTTCTAAAACAGAAAGATTCTTTTTTAATTCTTCTTTAAGACCATCAATCTTTAATGAAACAGGACTAATTCCTTGTTTCTGTCTATTTAATATAGAGTTCATTAATAGTTTTTTCTTAAGTTTATCTGGATTGTCTAATCCAAATTGCTTTGAGTATTTCTCTAGCACCATGTCTCCCACAGTGTGTCTAGTATCTCTCATCAATCGATCCATGTATTCTCTGTACGAGCCATCTTCTGGCACAAAACCTATTTCATCTGTTACTTCATCAATAGCATCCGACAAAAATTTTTCTGCATCTTTTAATACAGATGCAGGCATACTGTCTTTTATTTGCTGTGTAACTTTTTCAAAAAAAACTGAAGATGGACTTGCTTTTATTGGATAAGAAGCATCACTTAATGGATCTATGTCTTTGTTATAAAGAGAAAGTTCACTGTCTAGACCAGTCATATCAATATTTTCTTCTATAAGTCTTCTGGTATCTATTCTCTCTAATGCTTTTTTATGCTTTCTTACTAACTCAGAAGCAGTTTTATGTTTAACAAAATCCAGTGCTTTTTCATTTATAGCCTCGTGCATAGCATCTTTAACAGCTAGGTTGAAAGCCATTTCAAAAGCATCCCTTGCTTTATCTATGTCTGTTGGTAAAACATTACCGTAAAAACTACTTCTGCTAGTTTCATTAATACCATACAAACCACCAAAACCCTTTTTAAGATCTCTTGCGTCATAATCTCTAACGTCCTCTGGGCGAACACCTGGTCTGCTTCCGTCTGTCATATATCTTAGTATGTTAACTGCATCGTCTCTGATTCTCTCAACTGGATCTGTATCAAATGATTCACCTGGATTATAAAAGTTTGTCATAAGAAGTTCTTTTTCAGTCCGACCATGATTATATGTTTTTGAACGAGCTGTATATTGTCTACTTTCGTTTAGACCTGGCACTCCTGAATTTGATAAATCAAATGCGTCACTTGATGCAAACGGCATGTGTTTCATAATTAAACCAAAAACATCTTTGTTTCTTTCGTATAAGTGTATGTCGTCTGGAGCAGTAATCGTGCTCATCGTCTGTTGATGATCATTCTGACTTTTAAAACCCATCTCATTAAGTTTGTTTAACATCTTACTTCCAGATAAAAACTTTTTTAGGGCAACAACTCCTTGATCTGTAAATATTTGAGTGGTTTTAGGACCATCGTCTAACAACTTGTATCGATCTACTC